CATCATCGAACTCAAGAGGCATTTCCGATTGCTCTGTAAGCATCGCTGCAAACGCACTGATGCGGTCGTGCTGTTCCTTCCGGTGCTGCCGTTCTGATTCCAACGCTTCATACTGCTTTTCCATTTTCTCATAGCGCCGGGTATGGCGCTCATACCGTTCCAGGTATTCTACCTGATTCTGCACTTTGATGGTATTCTCCTCAATGCACTGGCGGATCAGTTCGCTCACGATTTCCATCTCCTCTACCAGACTGGCTTGCTGTGTGTCCAATTCCGTGCAATCACACAGAGCGGCTTGTACCAGTTGGATGTCTTCCAGAATATGCTCTCGGTCAGTCATCAGCTTACCGAATGCCCGAAGGAACAGTTCTTTGATGTCTTTCTCGTACAAATGTGGCGTGGCGCAGCGGCGGTCGCCTTTGAACTTGTCATTGCACTGCCAAATAGTGCGGCGGTATTTGTCGGTAGAATGCCACACCTTCGAACCAAATACCGAACCGCAATCACCGCAGAAAATCATAGAGGAAAACACGCTGTTTGAACTGTACCGACTGCCCAGAGCCTTTCGTCTGGAGAATTCAGCCTGTACCAAATCCCACTCCTCTGGCTCAATGATGGCGGGATGGCTGTTCTCCACATAGTACTGCGGTACCTCGCCCTCATTGACCTTCATCTTTTTCTGCAGGAAATCTACGGTAAACTTCTTCTGCAATCTGGCATCACCACGGTATTTCTCATTTTGTAGGATGCTCTCAATGGTGGAGGACTGCCACTTCTCTTTGCCAGCCGGAGTGAGGATTCCTTCGGCGGTCAGAATTTTTCCGATGGCGTGCGGTGTTTTGCCCTGCATGAACAGCCTGTAGATCCGCTGCACCAATTCCGCTTCCTCCGGTACGATCTCCGGCAGACCGTCTGCCCCTTTGCGATAACCGAGGAAATGGCGGTAGGGCATCGTGACCTTGCCATCGGCAAAGCGTTTCCGCTGTCCCCAAGTCACATTTTCCGAAATGCTACGGCTCTCCTCTTGGGCAAGGCTGGACATGATGGTGATCAGCAACTCTCCCTTGGAGTCCAGGGTGTATATGTTCTCCTTCTGGAAGTAGACCTCCACACCTTTTTCCTTCAGTTTGCGGACGGTGGTAAGACTATCAACGGTATTTCTGGCGAATCGGCTGACACTTTTGGTGACGATAAGGTCAATCTTACCATCCAGGGCATCTTGCACCATGCGGTTGAAGCCGTCTCGGCGTTTAGTGTTGGTGGCGGATATACCTTCGTCCGTATATACAGCAACGAACAGCCAATCTGGATTTGCCTTGATGTACTGCGTGTAGTAATCCACCTGTGCTTCATAGCTGGTCAGCTGCTCCTCACTGTCGGTGGAAACACGAGCGTATCCGGCAACGCGCCGTTTGTGATGCATATGGGAAGGTATCCCTGTGTGCCTATCCAATGTGGCGGGGATGACCGTAATATTCTTAGCCATTTGATTTACTCCTCTCAAGTGCTTTCTGCCGAGCGGCATCTTTCATTTTCTCTGTCCAGCTTTCTGCTCTGGAACGGTCTGTCCACCGTTTAACGGTTTCCGATCCATTTTTGAAGCAGAACACCAATGTGTTATCTTTCTCCGCTCTGATTGCCGTTATTTTGTCGTGAAGGGCATCTGTGTTGCCCAGAACTTCCTCGGTGATGGAAATGAGTGTGTTTTCCGGGATCTGCTTGGATGGACAGTAGGCTTTGCCCATCGTGTTAAAGGTGCTGCAGATCCATACAGGCCCGGTCTTGGTGACCTTTCTGCGATAGTGCTTTCCGCAGCCACCGCATACCACCATCCCGGTAAAAGGATATGTCTTCTGTTTGACACCGGGATGAGTATGCTTGTCGGCGCGGCGTTTTATCTCCTCCTGCACAGCGTTAAACTGTCGCAGGGAGATGATTGGCTCATGGCTGTCCGTTATGTGGTATTGGGGCAATTCCCCGTTATTTTGCAATGTGCGCTTGGTAAGGTGGTTCTCACGGTATGTCTGTTGAAGGAGCAGATTACCAGTGTAGGCATAATTCCGTAGTACACGCATCACACTGCTCTTGCACCAGGCATTGCCGTTGCGGGAGCGGATGCCTTTCTCATTCAGCATCTTCATGATTGCCGTGATGCCCATGCCGGAAAGGTAACTGTCAAAAATCAGTTGGACAGTCTCCGCCTCGTCCGGTACGATGATGTACTTGCCGTTTTCGTAGCGGTAACCCAGCAGTGTGCCATTCCAGGGCATCCCATTTTCAAAGTTTCGCTTGATGCGCCATTTCTGGTTCTCACTGGCAGACAGGCTCTCCTCTTGGGCATAGGACGCCAGGATAGAAAGCATTAGTTCCCCGTCTGCACTGATGGAGTGGATGTTCTGCTCCTCGAAATACACATCCACTCCGATCAGCTTCAGTTTCCGTACAGTCTCCAAAAGGGTGACGGTATTTCTTGCAAAGCGGGAGATGGATTTGGTGATGACCATATCCACCTTACCCGCCCTGCAATCCTTCAGCAGACGGCTGAAATTCTCCCGCTCTGCCTTTGTGCCGGTCAGCGCCTCGTCTGCATACACACCACAGAATACCCAACCTGGGTGACGCTGGATAAGTTCGTTGTAGTAACTGACCTGTGCCGATAAGGAGTGAAGCATAGCGTCCTTGCCGGAGGAAACTCTGGCATAGGCAGCCACTCTGATCAGCTTGGGTGCTTGTGCCTTCTGCAAAGGCACCTGTTTGATCCTTCGTTCCATAATTGTCCTCAAATCTCACAAAAAGTATCGCTTTCACCGTTGAGAACGGAAAGCATCATTTTCGCGCCAAGACGAAATCCGATGAGGAAGTATTCCCGCTCGGCTTCATCCAGGATGTGGTTTTGTGCAGATTCCATTTTGTCGACCAATGTACAGTCTGCTTCGTTCAGCAGTTCTCTGAGCCTGTCTCCGCAAGCCACAACTTCCGTCAATGCCTTGGCATATTCAGAACTCTTGCGGAAGGTCATCTCCCAGGGAGAAAGCCGACCGTAGTAAAGGTCGCGCAGAATGTCCTTGTCCATATTGCCCCTCCTTCCGATAGGTTGTATCACATATTCGCTCTAAAGGGGCATAATAGCAAGTCGTTTCAGCGGAATATACTGCACAAAGATATACCGTATTTTTCTGCCAGAATGTCGCAGCATTTTCGGTAATCTGCTTCGGTTAGAACGCCGTTTTTGACCATGCTGCGGAATACCGTAGTGCTTGTGCGGTAACGGAGAAGACGGGCTCGGAGGTCATCAGGCGGCTTTTCTACGGGCGGCAGCGTAGCAGTTCCGACAGCAGTATTTGCGGTTTTTGTTGCCATAGCTAACGAACTCCTTTCCGCAGTGCTGACAGATTAGTGTGTAATATGCCTGCTTGTTCACCTCGTCCTGGTGGCTGTTCCAGTATGCCATCCGACACTTGTCCGAGCAGAATTTCTTTTCCTTCCTGCCGGGGTTCTGCTCGATGGGCTTACCACACTGCTGGCAAACGGACGCACCTTCCGTAGGTGGATGGCGGCGCAGATGGGACTTCACCGTATTGGGTGACAGATCCAAAATGTCCGCAATGCGTTTGTATCCGTATCCTTTGAGAGCAAGGTTCTTGATTTGGTTCTGAATGTATAATCTCATAGCTTTTCCTTTCCGACCCGGTAGGGCGGGTCAAATCTCTGTGCCTATATAGGCGGACAACGGGCATGGGGTCGCGTGTGCAAATTCGCATAAGTTTTGAGTGGAATAGCCCCTGCAGGACGAACCCACAGGGGCATCCCAGAAATTATGCGGTCATCTGCATGACCTTGATGGCTTCGGGACGGACGAGTTTTCCGTCCAAGAATTCGTATGCCAGATAGCCCACGCAGTCCACCATAGCAAACTGCTCGGTGAGAGTACGGACACTGACCGGGCGGCGGGATACAATCCAGTAATAGCTGAAGTCACCGAATGCGATAGGCTTGCTGCCGGATTCGGCATTGGGCATAAACTCGGAAATGCAGACCTTGTGCCCCAGAATGGTGTCGTTGGATTGATTCCAGATTGGCTGTCCGGCATTATCCTTGAGGGTACGCAGAGCCAGAGCAGTCTCATCGTTCATGAGCCAGGTGCCGTGCTTGCGGTACTCCGGCTTCACG